GTGCGTGCGCTTTGCAAGCTGCCCGTGGGTTCTTGAAGCAATACTCCTGTGAGTGTTGTACATAAGCGTAAGCGCTATTACCATGTTTGCAGGAACTACTCGCTTTAGCAGCTCGAAAACCTCGTTAAAACGCGCTTTCTCGATAAGCGAAACCGCAGCGTTTATCGTATATCCGTCATAGTCTACTTCGATTTTGAAACCGTTCTGACCGCAAAGTGCCGTAAGCTGTTGAACCAAGCCGTAATATGTATACGGAAGCTGTTCGTTCAGTTTCGACAGTATGCGAAACCTGCGAAGAGCCAAGGTGTCAGTCGCTTTGGGAGTAATCTTCATCATGCTCTCCCAGTGTGCGCAGCCTCGCTCGGTCATTGTTTCAATGAAACAATCATTTTCAATCCTGCCAAGTTCGCTTTTCAAGGCGATTATCTCAACGTCCTCGGTTCGGAAAATCTCGCGAAACTCTTTGACTTCTGCAAAAAGCGGCGGGAGATATGAGATTAAGTCAGACATGATATTTCACCCCTTAAAGGTATTTCGTCCGCGCCGAGGACAAGGTTTTGCGCCGTACCGTTCAGCGTTGTGCACGCGATATCAAGCACCCCCTCACAACCGAGAATGCAGGTTTCTATACGGCTTATACGCACCGTCAATTCGGTGTTTTCCGTCCATTCCTTAGCCAAAGCCGCGAAGTAGTCCTCGACCACCTTTTCGATATACGGCTTCGCGCCCTCGAAATCCCAGCCATCCTTGAATGTGATTTCTGCGGCGATATTTACGTTAAGCTGACTAACACCCGAAACCGTTACCCTGTGACCTATCGGCGCAATACCAACACCCCGCCCGTCCTGCGTGGGGTCGATTGCCTGCTGAACCGCAGCGACAAGCTCGGACGCGGGCGCGGTATATTCGCTGCTGATTATAACCAGCTTCACCGTCCCGCCGCCATTCCAGACGGGATAAACCTTAACCCCTCCCACGCCGTCAAGCGCCGACGTTTTTTCCTTGTAGTCGGTGATGTTGCCGCCGAAAGATGCCGAGTTAAGACTGTCTGTGTACCGTTTTCGGAAGTGCTCGGTTTCCTCGTCATCGTCACCCGGCACAAGCAGCGCGGTAATCTCCGCATACTCAAGCCCATCCACAAAATCAATAGGCAGCATAACTCCGAAATGCTTGTTGCCCTCGGTGCCTGCCGTTTCGCAGGTTACAACGTTCTGAGCCGTAACCGCGTAGTTCAGCCCGTCAAGCGAAAACCGCGCCCCAACGGGAACAGCCGCCCCCGTGAACCTCGCCGAAAGCACCGCCTTTGTCGCAGGGTAAGGCGCAAGCCCCCGCTCCGCCGCGCGGCGCACAAGGTATTCTCTGCTTGCTGTGTCCGCGAAGCTTTCGTTAAGAGCCTGCTCAAGCTCAACGTACATCCGCGCAAGCTCTGCCGCACAGGGCGCAAGCGCGTCGTAGATTATGCTTCCCTCGCGCTTGTCAATGTCCTCGGGAACGCGCTCCAGCATTCTCTCCAGTATCTCCTCAAAGGTCATAGCTGCACCTCCGTTTTTTTCTCGAACGCGCCGAAAACTGTCGTCACTGAAAAGCTTACTTCAAGGGCGCGGCGGGTCGTTTGCGAAAACGAAAATCCGTCCACCGCCGTAATCCGCTCGTCAAGCAAAAGCGCTTCGGTGATACGCCGTTTAATTTCGCTTTCCGCAAGCGCCCTGTCCTGCCCGATAACGCCGTCAAGCTCCGCGCCGTAGTTCCAGGAAAAAATCAAGTGACGGAACCGCTCGGTGCTAAGGATAAGGAAAACCGCCTGCTTCATAGCGGATAATCCGTCCGTGAAGCCTGCGGCTGTGCCTGTATTAAAATCAATCGCGTAGGTTCTTGTGGGCTGCTCGGAAAGCTCGGAGTATTCAAATGCCGCGTTGTTTTGCGGAATCACTCAACCACCCCCAGAACCAGAAAACGCTGACCGCCGTGCTCCCGAAGAAGCACAAGCCTGTCGCCGACAGACAGCGCCGCGTTTGACCTCATGACAACGAGCGCTTCCCTGCCTATAATAAAACGGCTGTCAACCTGAACGACAAGCGGTTCATCGGCGACAACCGTCCCGAAAATAAATGTGCAGGGGGGAGTTGTGTTCCCTTGAGCCTGCACTATCTTTTTTATTGCTTCAACCATTCTACACCGCCTTAAGCTTAATCTTCATTGTGCCGGAAATAAGGTCGTGCTCCGCTTCCTCAACGAGATAAAACGAGTTTATTTTCAGCGCCCTAATCCGCACAAAAATCATCTTCCCGCCGCGCACCCGAAGGTCGGAAATTCCGTCAACGCTGAACGTTTTCTTCGGCTTGTTGTACAGCTCCAGAAGCTGATTTCCGCGCTGTTCTATCTGCGCCGCGTTCATTTTCTCGTCAACCGTTTCGTGGTATTGAAGCAGCCCCCAGCGTGCAATATTCCCGCTGTCCCTGAACATATACAGGTCGCGCTTTCCTGTTTCGGAGTTGTCGCGAAGCAGCTTAACCTGATTGTAGGTATCGCCGTCAATGCTGCTCTCGAAGCTGAAATCCGTTGCAAGGCTGCCGTCGCCGAGCATGATATCGAGCTTTCCCTCGGTCACTTCCGACAGCGTTATCGCGCCGAAATCGTCCCACAAATAAAACATGCGGTTGGTGTTGATGAGGGTGTAGTCAAGGGCTTTGAGCATGATGTCGAAAAGCTCCTGCCCGTCCTCTACCATGGACGGAATAACATACCCCGTATCGGCAAGCGCACCCGTTTTCAGCTTGAAATCCTCGCATATCTCGCGCACCACCTGCGTTGCCTTGACGTTCGTGAAAACGTAGGTGTTCTTGTTTTTGAGGTAGCGAAGCCCATCGTAGGCGGTGATGTCAACAGTCCCGTCCGCGCCCGTTTTCGTCTTGAACACATAGCCGTAGAACAGCCCCGTTTTGCCGTTCATAACGCGGACAATCCCGCCGTGCGCCCACACAACCTCCGAGGGCAGCGCGGAAAACGCAAAGCTTCCCGCCGCGCCTCTACGCACCGTTTTCCACTTTGCGGAAGCGATAATTGTCGTGACGTCATGCACCGCGCCGCTGTCGGGATTCTGATAAAGCACCTGCATTACAGCTCCTCCTTTGGCGGCAGGGTCAGCACCTCGCCCGCGTAAATGGTATAAGCGGGATATCCCGTGCCCTTGTTACGCGCGTCCATAACCGACTTGTTGGCGGCGTACAGCTTCGCGTACAGCGAGCCGTCGCCGTACTGCGCCTGACATATCGACCAAAGGCAGTCCCCCGCCTTTACAGTGTAGCTTACCGCTTTACCCTGCGGCGCGGACGAGGGCGAGCCGCTGCGCTGTTTCCCGCATTCCGTGACCTTGTTTGCCTTAATTCTGACGCGGCGTGGCGAGTAGTCTACCCACTCTTTAAGCGTGAGCTTGTAATCAATCGAACCTGCCGCGCCGTAGCTTTCCGAGTACTCGAAGCTTTCAACGGACATCAGCGTATTTATGTCAAGGTCAGTACCGAGCAGGATAAAGCGCAGCGGCTTTTTGCTCTCCATGCATTCCTTTATCTGCAACACATAATACAGCGGCTCTTTGAGCGCCGCGGCTCTTACCGAGGGCAGCCGTTCGGCGGGGAAAAAGCTGTTAAAGGATATCTGCCGCAGCTTTGCGCCCTTGATGATATTCACGCTCCCAAGATTTAGCACCGTCTTTTCCGTGCTGTCCGCGTTTCGCTTTACGCTAAGCTTCTCGGGCAGCACGGGCAGCTCAAGAAGCGTTTCGCCCATAAGCAGGACTATTCTGTAATCAGCCATAAACTCCCTCCGCGCTCGCCGCAACCTCGTTTGTCAGCCTGTTCTCGATTTCGTCAACAATGCTTGCGATATCCGCTTTCTCGTTGATGGTGTTGCCCGTAACCTGCACCGTGGGAGTGAGGGTCACGAAGTTCTGAACGAACCGCGCTTCCGCGATATCCCGAAGCAGCTTCAAATCCTCCTCGGCGATGTTCACGTCGTTGTCTACCTCGGTGTGGATGGGGTCGTCGGCGGTGCCGTCGGGGTCAAAAATAAAATCGTCCGGGTCGTAGTTGAAGTCAGAGGCGCTGTCACTGTTGCCCCAGTAATTATCGCCCCATTCATAGCCTCTGCTGAATGCGTCATCAAGGTTCACATAATCAAATGTGTTGAAACCATCTCTCCAGCCTGCGCCGATATCGGTGTATTCCATTTTATCATTCGCAAGCTCCGCCTGTTTTTGCGCGTAGTTGTCTGCGGCATTTGTTATACCCGAATAGTCAAAGCTGATAAACGGGATTTTGTTCAGCGCCTCGCATATTCCCTCCACAACGTTCAGCACCGTGGACAGCAAGCCGTACCACCATGATTGAACGCTTGTAATAACATTGTGGAACATTGCATACAGATTGTTTCCCACAACCCCGAAATATCCCCAAATGCCCAGAGCAACATTTGCGATGAAAAGCCCCGCGTTTTGGAATGCAGCAATCAGAGTGAACAAACAACCGCCTGCCATTCCCGCAAAGGAAAGCGTTAACCCATGCGCTTTATTCATTGCACCTGTGAAGATGGCGAGACCGCCCACAATTGCGCCAACAATCGCTCCGATTCCCGCGACATACCATGTGATAGGACAGGAAAGCAAAGCAGCGTTGAAGCCTCTCTGTGCCACCGTTTCCAAGAAAGTTGCGCCTGCTGCTCTCTCTTCGGCAGCTTTTTTAAGGTCGTTTGCGAATGAGTTAGCTTTAATCAATTCGTTGGTTATTGCCTGCACAATATTGTACGCAACCAATGCCGCAACAACCGCCCACACAATCGGCTCTATCCAGAACCAGTTGTCGTAGATAAATGCGCCGATATCGGACAACCACCCAAACGCAGTCATAGCAACGCCTGCCACAGTAGATATAGCACTTACCACGCTTTTTGTAAATTTCTGAAACTTCGAGCTGTTGACGATTTCATTTATTTGCTGCAATATAGGCTGAAATGCCATAAGCGCCTGATTCTTTATTGACGTCCACGTCTGAGCGATGGTGGTCGGCATGGAGTGAAATTTCTCGTTTATCTCGTCGGTCGCCCCCAGCAAAGCGTTTTTCACGATGTCCGCGGTTACTTCACCCTCAGCAGCCATGCTTCGTATCTGACCTATCGGAACACCCATGTAATCGGCAATGGTCTGAATAACGTTAGGAGCAGCTTCAAATACCGCGTTCAGTTCCTCGCCGCGAAGCACTCCCGAGCCGAGAGCCTGCGTTAGCTGGAGCGAAGCAGATGACACTTCCTGCTGTGAAGCGCCCGCTATTACGAACAGCTTGTTGAGATTTTCCGCAAACTGTATCGTTTCCCCGTTTGAGGAAAACGCATCGCCGGCTCTCTGACCCAGTTTTGCGACGACATCTGCGGTAGCGGAGTAATCGGCGCGAGCACGCTGTGCCGAAGCGAAAATTGCCTGCTGAAGCCGTTCGGTTGACTGCAAGCCGTCGTTCATCAGGTTAAGCCGCGCGGTGGTGTTTGTCAGCTCGTCCGACAGGTCAAAAACCTTTTTGACCGCAGCGATTCCACCGACCGCCGCAGCTGCATTTTTGAGCATTGAGGTTAAACCTTGAGCCTGTGACGTGCCCGCCTGCATTCGCTGACCCATTCTATCAATATTCGCATTCATAGCGACAAGCTGCGAGTTGTTTTCCTGAGTAAGAGTGACAAGCCGCCCAAGATATTCTGTCATTTCCCCAAGCGCGCCGTTTGCCATAATCCACTGCGCCGACGGGTCAAACATATCGGTAGCGGTATTAAGCGCATTAAAACGCCCAAGGAGCGAATTTGCCGCGCTAGCCTGCCGGTTAAGCACTGCGGTCATGTTGTCTTGGAGCGTTATTGTTGAAGCGATTGTAGCCGTATTTTTCACCTCCGGCATAAGAAAAGCCGTCCTTTCCGGGACGGCTGTATGTTATTTAGTTTGCTTGGTTCGCCCTGTTCTCGGCAATGACTTCATCAAGAAATCTTTGTATCTCTGAAACCTGACGTTCACATTGCATTACCCCCAAGTTTGTTGCCTGCGTAGAATTCAGAATGTCAACGTTGCAATATGTCCCATCTTTCAAACGAATATCAATGGCAATGAAATCGCTGTTTTTAGTTTCCAGACCCGAAGCAGCACCGACCGCCGCACCTGCAACGCCTGCGACCACGCCTCCGACAACCGCCCTGCTGATAGTTTTGCCCTTAGTTTGGCTTGTCGAGCGGCGAATTACATTATAGTCATCAATATCTTGAAAGTGTATAATGACGGTCCCCACGCCCAAAAACGAACCACGCTTTTCGCCAAACATCGAAATCAGACGGTTATTGTCGTCAACACGTAACCTATAACCAATCGTTCGAGTTACCGCGAACTTCTTTGCAAGCTCTTTCTGCTTCTGTTTTTCAAGCTTCTGTAGCTCTTTTGGTGAGGGTGCGCGAGGTGTCGTTTCCAGTGAATTAATCGGCGCAGCGTTGCGCAAGAACAGCTCGGGGTGCTCTTTCTTATACTTTGAGCGCTTCACGGTGTTCCAGACGAAGCCAAAAATCAGCAGCGCAGTGATAACAAGCATAAATATCGTTATGCCATCTTTTATTTTCATTGCTCCGGTGGCGATGTTGACAATTGCACCGAATGCAAGACTGAAACCAAAGAAACCGCACAAAAACTGCGGGACTGCATATTTCAATTTTTTCATGGTATAACCTCCGAAGAATGTTTTTCTTGATTATACCACAACACAAACGGAATGTCAAGCTATTTCTTCATCCTGCTCTGCGCCTGTTTCTCCGCCTTTATCTGCAAATCAATGCTCGCGTAGACGAACGCCTTTTCAGGGGCGTCCATCTGTGCGAACTCTGAGGGGCGAATGTAAAGCCTGTGGAGAGCGTAGTGCGCGTAGTTGCTTTCCGCGTCCCCGCTCTCTATGAGTTTTTTGCTTCGTCAACAAGCTCCTGCATGTCGTTGTCGAAGCAGTTGATGTCGTTCACCGCCTGCAAAAGCTCCGCGTACTGCCCGGGGGTGAGAATCTTCTCAAGGAGCATTTCCGCACCCTTTACGCCGTAAGCCGCCTGCAAATCCGCGTCCTTGAAGCAAGGGTCAACCGTGCAGGCGACAATCAGCTTGTTGAGATACGCCTGCGAATCGGTGACGGATTCCTTCTGGTGGGTCTTGCGGTTAAACTCCGTTACCGTGCACGCTTTTCGGAGCGCGCTGTTCTCTGCCTGCGTTATTGCCTTGATTACGAACGGGTGCGGGAACGGCTTTATGAAAACCTCCGCAGTGACATTCGTGTCAACAATGTTCTTTGTAAGAAATTCCTGTAACTTGCCCATAGCCCCTCCTTAAATACTCTTGAAACTCTCAAGCGGCTCGTAGTCCTCAAAGGTGAACCCGATTTCGTCGCTGAGCGCGTCCTCGCTCTCCGCGTCAAGCTGCGACAAAATCATGCCGTCGATAAGGCAGTCCTTGTAAAGCATGGTCTGCCTGCCGCAGTCTGAGGTAGGGTCGTCGTTTGTGACAACGAGGTCGAAGTACATCGGCTTTCCCGTGTCCTTGTATTCCCGCACAGACTGCACGAAAAGCGGCGAGCCGTACCAGATTTTCAGAGTGCCCGTGCCTTTCATGCCGGTAATCTTGCTTCCCTCCATGCGGCGTCCTATGCACTTGACAGCGCCTTTGCTGAACTCGATTTTCGTTTCAATTCCGCGTGCGCCGAAAAGCTCCTCGTTCTTCCCGTCAACCTTTATGTAGGCGGTGCCTTCCTTGCCCGAGATGGCGTTTTTGCTCTTAAATTCCATGTGATTCCCTCCTTACTGCACAGTAACCTTCATGTACAGCTTTTCCATACTGTCGCAGGCCTTGAGCGCGGCGTTTACGACAACATCACGCTTGCCCGCGCCCTGTTCTACGGAGATATCGTCCGCAGAGAAATCCGAAATCGCGTCAAGCTCCTCGTACTGCCTGCCAAGCTTAACGATATCCGCCTTGAAAAGCGCTCTGCCGGTTTCGGAGTTGGTCACGCTGCCCATATAGCTTTCCGAAAACAGCGCCGCGATATCGTTCGCCCAACCGTCAATGGTTCTGATGAACCTGTTTCCCGAGAAGTCGCTGTTCTTCGTGGGAGTGAACGTGGTGAGCGTATTGATGTCGGTAAGCACACGAGCCTTGCCGTTGTCGGAATAAAACACGAACTCGCCCGCCTTAATTGCCTGCTCAAACTCGCTCTTGCTGTACTTCGCGTCAACATCCACAGCCCCGTCGTATGCGGTGTTGGTAAGGCTCTCGTTGACCTGTGCCGCAGCTGAAGCGCCCGTCACCCAAGCCACCGTCTTTTCTGCGGGAAGCACTGCGCCCGAAGCAAGAACTACGCCGTTCTTGACGGAGATAACCCCCTCATAGTCCGCCGCGCAGTTTGCCATAACGCAGGTGATTTTCCTGCCGTTGTCCTCTCTCATGCGCTTTGTAAAGGAAACGAACATCTCCTTTACGTCGCTGTCCGTGCCGCAGTAGCCAAGACAGTCGAACCGCTCCTTTTCCGCAGCCGCCAGAAACGCAGTGTAGGAAGCGCCCGTCACCGTGCCGTCAGTGCCGCCCGAAAGCTTCTTTGCAGCCGCTGCGGAAACGGAAGCGCCGCTGAAAGAAACGTACTTGTTCGCTGTAAGCTCGGAAGCGTTCTTCACGTTCTGTTCATCCACTGCGACATCCGCAAGATATGTCGCCACGTCAAAGCTTCCGTCGGGATTAGCCGCGCAGGACACGGAGATATCATTTCCGCGCTTACCCGCGCAAACCGCGGTAACTGTCAGACCTCCTACGGAAGCCGCTGCCTTGCTGCCGCTGTTTACGCGCCACACGAGCAGCTTGTTCGCCCGCTTCATGCACTCGCGCACCTCGGAGATTTCGTCCGCAGAAGCGTCATATCCGAGCAGCTCGAGCGCCTTTGCGTTAAATTCGCCCGCCTCGATTACAATAAAGCTGTTCTCCGCGCCCCAGCTCAAAGGGAGCGCCAGCATTGCCGTGCCGCGTTCGCCGAGGGTAGTGTTGCTTCCCGTGCTCACAAAGTTGATGTAAGCGCCGGGGAGCGTTTTGTTCATTGCCGCGTATGTTCCGCCGCCTATTGCCATGTTACTTTACCTCTCTCTCCATAAATTCGCCGATAAGCTTCTGCGCTTCCTCTACGGTGTATTCCCTGCCCTCGCGGAGCACTGCCTGCGCCGCGAAAACGTTAAATATCCCGCTCCTTATAAGCTGCTCCTTGCCGTAGCGGGGAGCAGCCGCCTTAGTTTCCTTCATCTGCATTTACCTCCAGATTGAGCATTGTTTCGCCCGTTTCGTATTCGATATAGTTCACATCAACGCTGAAAAGGAAATGATACACCATCTCCTCGCAGCTTGCCGTCCGCTCGCTCGTTCTCACAAGAAAAACCCCCGCTTGAACAAGCTTCATTCCGTCCTGCAATATGTCCGCCCATTCGGGAAAAGAAAACCTGTCGTCAAGCCCGCTGAAATACATCAAATCGAAGCTTACTCCGCGCGAGCGCTGCGCACAAATCCCGTCCGCGCCGCGCTGCGCGATTATCTCAAGGAAGAAATTCCCGTCCGCTTCCGAGGGAATTTTGTCCACAAACATCAGCTTCCCCGGAAACAGCGCTTCAAGCTTCTGCCCTATTCCCTGCACAAGTTCCTTAAGCTTCATTCCCGAAATACCTCCGCAGATACGCTTCAAGCTTCCTGTTTATCCTCGCCGCCTGCGTTGCCGCGGTGCGCTGGATTGCCCGCGTCAGGACGTATTTCCCGCGGACAAACCTGCCGCCCGCCATAGCCGCCCTGCGCCGCGAGTGAAGCGAGCCGCCGCCGCGTGACACAACCAAGTGCCCGTACTCGAGGTGGCTCGCGTAGTCCGCGCCGTTGTGGACGTCAATGCGCGCGTTTTGGGGAGTAACCACGGGCGCGGGGTCGGTGTGGAAGCTGTTGCGGTAGTTGCCCGTGTCGATAATCTCCTCGTCCTTGCAGATTTTCTTCGCCTGCTTTACCGCATAAACTCCCTCGCCGACAATAAGCTGCCGCTTTAATTCCGTCATACCCGCCGCAGCGCTGCGAATACTATCCCTGAACCGCACAAGCTGCCCGTATTCCGCGCCCATTACGCAACCCCCTTTCCGATAAGCCGCACCTGTTGGTGCGTCGCATACACCGCAGGAATGCCGACAACCTCGAAGCTGTCCGTGCGCCCGTATGCGGTGACGGAAACGGTATCGCCCGCGCGGACGTCCGTTTCGGGCGCGACAAACAGCCGCTTTTCCCGCGTGATGAAATTCGCCGCGTCCTGTGCGGAGCTGTCCGAGCCGTCCGAAACACCGCAGGGAATATCCTCTGCAATCACACGACCGGAAACGCGCGCGATACCGTCAGCCGATACCGCCGAGCTTCTCGAAATCGTGCAAACCGCGTCGTACAGCGCTTCAATAGCCGCCCTCTCTGCGGATGGTGCTCCGAACATACTACCACCTCAGCTTTCTGAACGGATTCAGCATTTCCCTGTACCCGAAGAAATCGCCGTTGTCGCCGAACGAAACCGCCGTCTTAGCCGCGCCGAAGCTTGTCTGCACGTCCCCGCGCTTTACGGAGGTAACGTCCCCCGTGTCGCCCGCAAACCCGCCGCTTTTGTAGTAAGCTTTGCTTATAAGCACCGCCGCCGTCACAAGCTCCGCAGGAAGCGTTTCGCAGTTTATGTAATTCAGTATCTGCCGCACCGAAGCCTCCGCGACAAACCGAAGCACCGCTTCATCGGCGCTCGGAAGAAGCTGCTCAAGCCGCAGGATTACCTCCTCATTCATCTGCCTTGCCCTTTTTCGCGGGCTTGCTCTCGGGCGCTCCCTCGGGATTATCGGGAAGCGGCTCTGCGGGCTGTTCGATAAGCTCGAACCCCTCCGAAAGATACTTGTCGCGCTTAACCTCGCTGTCGGTTTTCTTTACGACATTGTAACGCTGTAATGTGTACATAAGCCCTCCTTATACGCCGATGTTCACCATAACGGTGTTCATCTTGTTCTTAGTAATCCACAGCTCATGGTACTTGCGGAAGTCAATCTTCCACGCGTCCGCCTGCTGGTTTACGTCGGGCGCGAAAATGCGAAGCTTGTCGGTCTTAGAAACCGCGATAGGAACGTTCGAGGGGGTAATTATCCAGTTGATGTCCTTAGCGCCGCTTGCAGGCTCAAAGCCGCCGTTTTCCTGTCCGGGAGTTACGCCGTCCTTAAAGAGATACGCTGTTTTCATGCGCGCGGAGGGAACTCTGCGGATAGGGATTTCGTCCAGCGCCTTGACCTTGAAATTAACGCCGCCCTGCTTGAAATCAACGACGGAAATGCTTCTGTTGATATCCGAAACGTAGTCGAGAACGTTCGCCGCCTTAACGGACATTGTTATAACAAGGGGAACGTCCTCGCCGACAACGTCCTGGATTGCCGCGATATCGTTACGCAGAGCCGAAAGCATTGTAGAAGCCTCGGGTGTGTACGCGTCAGCTACGCGGCTGTTTGCTTTTGCGAGCGCGTAAATCTTAGAGTAGCGGTATGCGTCGATTTCGGGGATAACCATTGTGCGCTGAAACTCTCCCGCAACCGTCGTCGCGCTTGCGAGAAAACCGCTCTCGTTTACGTCCATAGCGTCAAGCTGGAACGTCGCTCCTCTGTCCATTGTCATGGTAAGAGTTTCGTGGGAAAGCGTTACCGCGCCGCGCGTAAATCCGTTGTCGCGGTCGTAGTCGGTAAGTCCCGTTGTAGACAGCGAGGGTACCTTGATTTCCCTGCCGCCGTCGTACTGCACAAGCCCCGCGTTCGCTTCCATCCAGCCCGAGGTGGACTGCACGACAATCTGCTCGTCAAGCTTTTTCTGGAGCAGCTGTGCGTACTGAATAGTGTTGATAGCCATTGTGTTTTACCTCCAAATTAAGTTGTAAGCCCGAGCAGACCGTTGATAAGCGCAACGTCCGCCGAGCTGTCCGTTGTTCCGCCCGACCCCGCGGGAACTGCTCCCGTGATGTTGGGCTGCTTGCTTTCCTTTTCGGGGAACGCCCAAGCCTTGTCCTTTTTGAGCGCGGAAATCTGCTCGTCAAGCCCGATAAGAGTTTCGCCGTCGCGCTTGATTTTGCTCATGTCAAGAAGCGCGCGAACCGCCTTAGTGTCAACCGCGCCCTCCGCCATAAGCCTGCTCTCAACCGCGTGGTCGAGGAGCGTCTGCTGATAGCGTGCTTCCGCCTGCTCGTTCTCGGATTTAAGCCGCGCGATTTCCGCCTGCAATTCCTCGGGCTTTGCTTCGCCGAGCTTTGAAAGCTGCTCCGAAAGGGTCTTGTTTTTGGTTTCGAGCGCGTCGAACTTGCCCTTGTCAACGTACCCGCCCGCCGCGAGGTTCGCAAGCTTTACGTCCTTGTTGTCCTTGAGCGCGGCTTCGAGTTCCGCGTAGGTCAGAGCCTTGTCCCCGAAAATGTTCTTGAGAAAATCCATAGTGTACCTCCCGTTTAGATGTGTGTGAGCCACAAGCGTGATTAAACCTGCCGCCGCAGGAATTAAGCCGATAAATGCCCGGCTTGAAGCATAGAAAAAGCGCCCTAGGGGGCGCGATTCCGTATGGTTGCCAAGGAGGGATTCGAACCCCCGCTCTCCTGCTTATGGGGCAGGCGAGATAGACCACTTCTCCACTCGGCTTTATCTGCGCGGAGAGGAAAGGAGGAAAGCTCCCCGCGCCAAGTATCGTCAGCCGCAGTTCGTTACCAGCTCCCCGCGGCTTTTACGCATGAAAAAAGCGCCCCGAAAGGCGCTTAAATAGTTTAATACTCAAAGTCCAAATATGTGCCGTACTCGATTGCCTTTTCAAATGCGGCGCAGATTGTCGGAATCTTGTCCGCATAAGGCTTTACAAGGTCATAGCAGGTCTGAAGCAAATCACTGGTGACCTCGCCACCCTCGCAATCACTGAAATCATCATTGCAAATATCGGACAATTTATCATCCAACCCGCTATCTTCCATAAATTCAAATTCGTTGTCCGGAAGCATAAACACATCATAGCTTGCTTCAAGCTCCTCCAATGTATCAAAACCCGTGTCTTGAGGGTATTTTGATGTCGTTATCGAACGAGGGTGCGGAACAAATCTCATACGTTTTCACCACCTTTTCTATAATCGGTATTATCATAATGAGTGAATTTTTGATAATCTGGTCTTAGGCGTCCATGCTGCTTGCCGAATTCATCAAAATAATTGTCGGCTTTATTTCCGTTAATATCTACAAAAACATTTTTCGTCCCGCTTATTCTTGTATCTACAATGCGAAAATAATCAAAAACAGAGTCGTATACAATTTCAAACGGAGAAGATGTACTCTTATACGAGACTTTTCCTTTTTCAGTTGGTACGCTCGGTTCTGCTCCAGGTGCCAATCTCCGAATCGTATCGGTAAGACTAAAGCGTTGCCAATTAGGACGGTTTTCAGGAATCTTTTTAGCTCTTTTACTGTTTATTATATCACTAACCTGCTCATCTGTCAACCCGTCAACGCGCCTAAACGCGAGGAAATCTCCGCTTCCGGTAAGAACAACCTCTCTTCCGTCAACGGTCGGGGCAATAAGCGCCGGAGCGGTCTGATGTTCAGCAATCAGCTCCTGCTCTCTGCCCTCAACATACTTCCCATACCAATCCTCATAGGAAAGCTTCTCCTGCTGTTCGCCCTCTGGCAATTCCTCTTCCTCGGGTTCCCACCCCACCGTAGTACACCGACAATTAGGGTGAACCGGCGGAAAGTTTACGCCGTACTGAATATCCGCTATCTTGAAATGCTGCCCGTCTAAGCCTCCGCACACCTCGCAGGTGCGCTCGCCTAAGCTTGCCATAAACTCGTATTCCTCGTAGCCTGCCGCCTCGTATGCGGCGATTTCAGCGGTGTTGTGGATATGCGAGGTTTCGGTTCGGACAAGGCGCTCCGCATTTCGGTAGCTGCTGTTAAGACTGTCAGCAACCGCCCTCGACATCTCGCGGATATTGTCGCCGCGTATCATGCCCTGCGTGAGGGTTTCGCGGATTGTGTCGACAAGCGCCGTCTTGTTGCGCCACAGCCTGTCCGAGAAATTTGCCCCGCTCCACGGGTAGGCAAGAGTGTTCTCAACCATTTCGCGGGTGATTGCAGAAAACTGCCCGTTGTAGCCGAGCCGCGTCTGAATATCGTACATAGCGCGGTAGTAGCCGCCCGTGTATTCCTCCCCGAGAAGCTGCCGAAACTGCTCGTCAGCCCTCGCGTAGAGGTTGTTTATATTCATCTCAATGTTACCGCAAAGCCCGTCAAGCCGCGATATTCGGCTGTTGTAGCTTCGCGCGTCATACTCCCGCATGAGCCGCTCCCTTATCTGCGGATTAGGCTCGCGCTGTATCTGCCGTATGTAGTCGCCGACCGTCCCGCGCCATTCCCGCAAATCCGCACGGCTCATTTCCCGCATAGCCTGCTCAAAGGTCAGCCCGTTCTCGCCCGCGTAGCGCGCGTAAAAGTCGTTAATTTCCCTGCGGATTTCCGCCGCCGTTTTCTTGTACTGCCGAAGAAGCCCCGCCGTTGCCTCAAGCCCGTTTGTGTAGCTTACCGCCTCGCGGTGCTGCATTCGCTTTATCCAGTATTCACGGTTGCTCATTGCCCATCAGCTCCCCGAAAATGTCGCCGCCGAATTGCTCCGCGCTTTTCTCGGATTCCTCGTCAATGCGGCGCTGTTCCTCCTCCGCGTTGGTTACCCAAGGGTGATTTTCGAGGATTGTGCGCTTGCTGATTACTCCCGCCGAAGCCTTGCAGTTTGCAATAACCTCGGTTTCGTTTACGGGCATATCGGTGTTGAACACCACCGAGAAATCCTGCTCGGAGAAGTCGCCTTTTCCGCAAAGCTGAAAGTAGGCGTCCGCGAACAGCTTAATGCGCCCAAACGCCGCCTTAAGCTCCGCACCGAGCGCCGCGCAGTCGTTGTCGAGCGACATATACCGAAACAGCAGCGCCGTGCCCGAAGCGTTTCCGAGGTCGGGGTCTTTGGTGTCAACTCCATTCGCAAAGTCGTAGATGTCGCGGCGGTTTTTGTCAACGAACGACAGCACCGAAGCAACATCAACCTGCGGCTGTATCGTGTCAACACCGCCGTCGCCGTTCACCTTAATCGCAAGCGTTTTGCGAAGCTCGTCAACAAACTCCGCAAGGTCTGCGCCGCCGTAGTTTTTGAGAACGTAAAGGAACTTTGTGATGTCGCGAAGCACATCGTCCGTAACGCTTGTCTGCCAGTTCACGCTGTCCACAAGCTCCGCCACGAAGTATGCAAGCGGAAGCTCCTCCTCGTTGTATTTGAGCCAGATAAGCGGCACGGCGCTCCAGTTAAACGGCTTTCCGTCAACGCTGAAATGCGCTTGCGGGGGACGTTCGGGGTCGTCGTGATAATTCTCGTCGAGCGACTTGAAATAGCGCACCCCCTCCGCGCTCCAGTATTCTGCATAGTGCACGATAATCTTCTGCCGCCCGCGGTATTCGGTGCGGTCGTAGAAGCGGATAAAGCTGTCGAGCCTGCTGTTTTCGGTGTCCGTCCACAGCGGGATTAGCTCGTCCGACGGCACGCGCATAAAGCGCAGCTTATTTTCCTCAAAATAGGGTATCAGATAGGCAATGCCGCACTTCGCCGCGCCTTTCGCAAGGCTGTGTATCTTTTTGCGAAGCTCATCGTCGAAAAGCTCGCCGAGCGCCTTGCCGTAGTCCTCGCTGTCCGCCGAAATCGTAAACGGCTTTGAAAGAAGATAGTCCGCTTTTTGGTCTACCAGCTTGCGGACTATCGCGTGTTCGATTTTAGTGTTGGAGCGGCGTTTGATGTCGTTGCGCTTGCTCTGAACGCCCGAGCGGTTGCGGTAATACGCTTCCGCCCGCTGTATCTGCGCGTAATTGTCCCCCGCCTTGAACTCGGCTATCTCGTTGGAGATAATCTGCTCCCACGTCATCACGCCGCTGCGGGAAAGCTCCGACAGCGTTCGCGCGGTTTCGTTGTGTATCAAGAGGTTCACCTCATCTCATTATCTCAATTCCGCCGCCGTTCCTTACGCGTTCAATGGAATAGCGGAGTGCAGCAATTGCGTCGTCGAAGAACTCGACAGGCTCGTCAAGGCTCTCGCCGGTGCGGCGGTCCTTTTTCCATTTCCATTGACCTATCTCCTTGATGAGATTAACGCAGCTCGGGTGAATGTGTATTTTGCGGTGCTGAAGATAGTCAATCTGCGCCTTAACGCTTCCGGGCGACTTCTTGACCGCAACCGCGCGAAAGCCCGCCTTATACCACATCTTTATGCGGTCAGGCTCGGCGCTGTCGCAGAACATCTCAACGCGCTTTGACACGCCGCGCTCGTTTGCGAGCCGGATTATCTCCTCAGTGTCCATTTCATGGACGTAAATCTCGCTGTTGACGTATATCTCGTCATCCCGAAAGCCTACGTCAAGAATGCAGTTTGCGTGATTAAAGCCGAAATCCTGCCCGAGATACCGCACGTCGAAATTGTTCTCGAAGTCGTGTATCTCGTAGTTGGTGAGGATAAGCCCGCCAATCTCGCCCCACTCGCCCTCGCCGTATATGCGGTAGCCCTCGGGGTCCTCGAGCCTGCGGCGCTCCATTCTGCGGCGGTAGCCGTCGTCAATGAAGCGGTTGGTGAGGTAGGTCGAATGGTGTGCCAGCACGTCCGGGTCGCGGCGGTCAAAATACCTGCCCTTAATCCAATGCGTTGCGCTTATCGGGTTAAAGGTCATGGTTATCTGGTAGTAGAGGTTCGGGTTAAGCTCCGACAGGTCGCCGCGCAGACGGTCGTCAAGGATATCAACGTCCGCAGACGTAAGCTCGGTTGCTTCCTCAATCCAAATCCAAGTAAGCTTGCCGGTTTTGAATGTTATCGACTTGACCTTCTCGCGCTGAGCGTCGTCTTTCATGCCGCGGAAAATAATACGGCTGCCCGTAAGCTTGCACTCAAGCGAAAGCGGCGACAGGTTTATCGTCCACACCTTGTCGTAATACTGCCCGAACAGGCGGAACACCGCCGATTGAAGCTCCGCAAAGGTGCTGTCGCGGTTGGTTTCGTCAACCTTGCGTACAACGAGCAGATTTGCGCCCTTGTACCGCGCGTCGGACAGCTTCTTGATGTAGTCCTGCGCGATATCGGTTGATTTGCCCGAGCCTGCCGAGCCTTTAAGAATGCGGTATCTGCCGCGGAACTGATTTACCTCGCGGAAAACGCTGTTCCAGCGCGCCGTGCTCTCGATTGTGATGTTATTCGCCATAGTCGTCCTTTACAACAATGGTTATCGGCGCGGTGACGTCTACCTTGTCGGTGAACATACCGAGGTGCTTCCCGAGAAGCTCGAGCGCCTTTAGCTTATCGCACATTCTGATTTCGCGCTCCACGCTGTCGGAGCTTTCCCCGGACGAGGATTTGTACTTTACGGAAGCAATACAAGCTTTATCTTCCTCGGTTGCTGTGGCGCGGACGGTTGCGGTGTTCGGGTCGATTAAGTCGGTGGCTTTAACAAACGCGATTTTCGCAAGCTCCTGCACAACGCGGTCAGCGTTCACTCCCGTGCGGCGGGAACGTTCAGCGATTTCGGTATCTATACGCGCGCGGATATACGGTTTTGCCAAGTTTTCCGCGCCAATCTGATTAGCGCTCTCAGGCGAATATCCCGCTCGGATTGCCGCCTGCGTAGCGTTAAGGTCGATAAGGTATTCCTCGCAAAATCGTTTCTGCTTTGCTGTCACAGGCAGCGCTCCTTTCCTTAAAAAGAAAAGCGCCGTGCATTTCTGCATAGCGCTCTCTGTATATTTTGCTATTTTAATTATACCACCCCTTAAATGCGACGTCAATATAAACTCTTGTAGGATTTTGTAGGATTTTTGTAGGATTATGTAGGAACTTTTGCGAAAATCTCAAAGTAAGCAAGCGCTTCCGCGTGCAGCGTCCTTGTGTATTGATATGAATAACCCATCTCCCTAGCTACAATCGCAATGTGTTTACCCTCGGCATATACCTTGAACAAAATCTTAACGTACTTGTCAATATCAAGCTGCTGTATCGAGTTTATGATACTGCGCCGGGCTTTAAGAAGCTGCGCAGTATCAAGAACGATTTCCCGCTCTATATCGGCAATCTCCTCAATAGCTGACGCAAAGCCCGCCTCGCTCTTATGCCCGCCCGAAATTCGCTCCCTCGAATAGTCAAGCTCGGGCGTGTTCTTCAAGATGCCGCGAAGCATATCAAGTTCTGCCCTTTTCTGCTCAATTTTCGTGTTAAGTGTTTCTACCTGCGACAGGTACTCTTTCGCCGTCAATAAATCATCATCTCCTTTGTCCAACGGGAGGACAATCAAATTCAGCCATTATCCTCTCTCCTTTTTACTTGGAATTTCCACTTGCGGGCGTCGTCACCGATTTTCTGAAATAACCGCGCCTCTGCCAGCATTGGTGTGTCTGCATTGATTCCGAAAACAAACTTCTTCGTGGCATTACTCCATATCCCGTATTTGCAGCCCTCTCTGCCGCGATAGTACTCAATTCTGCTCATTATCACACATCCGCACCTAAGGTCGCGATTACCGACCTTTTATCTCCCGAATCCTAACCTTAAGCGCCTCCAGCAGCGCGTTCTGAACATCTTGCTTCCCCGCAAGCGCGGCGGCTACATCCTCGTCGCGAGTGCCCTGCGTAATCAACCTGTGGATAATCACGGACTCTTGCTGCCCCTGCCTGTGCAGGCGCTTGTTTGCCTGCTCATAAAGCTCAAGGCTCCAGTTAAGTCCGAACCAGATGATGTGGTGGCCACCTGCTTGTAGATTTAGTCCGTAGCCCGCAGACGCAGGGTGCGCAAGCAATATATCTATCCTGCCCGCGTTCCAGTCCGCTTCATCGGCGGCGGTCTTCAGCTCGCGTACTCTAAGCGGAGAACCCGCGAAAAGCTGCTGTATCCTTTCGAGGTCGTGGCGGAAATTGTAAAAGACAAGTGCGTGCTGACCGTTCAGCCCCTCAATAAGCTCGGAAAGCACATCAAGCTTTTCGTTGTGGATTACCACAGGCTTCTTGTTCTCGTCATATACCGCGCCGTTAGCAAACTGCATAAGCTTTCCCGAAAGAACCGCCGCTGTACCCGCGTCCAGTGTGTTCTCGTCAACCTCAAGCAGCATTTCCCGTTCAAACTCCTTGTAGCGCTTCTCCGAACGCTTGTCCAGATAAACCGGAACATCAACCACCGTACATTCGGGAAGCTGTAAGTAATCCTCGGCTTTCATGCTTATGCAAATGTCGCTGATTGCGGACTTTATCGCTTCGTCAGCTCCGGGCTTCATCGCGTAGGTGGAGAAGTGCCCGCCGTGCGTGTTGCAGTCGCAGTAGCGCGAACGGAAGTGCGTTATCCGCTTCCCCAGACGTGCGCCCCCGTCCAGAAGATAAATCTGCGCCCACAGGTCAATCAATCCGTTGCTTGCCGGGGTACCGGTCAGACCCACCAACCTACCGATATGTGGCAAAACGTAACACAGGCTCTTGAACCGCTGTGCGCTGCTGCTCTTGAAACTGGACAGCTCATCAATCACCACCATGTCGAACCGCCACGCGTTCCGGTCGTATTCAACCAACCACGGGATGTTTTCGCGGTTTATGACGTAGATATCGGCTGGAGTATTCAGTGCCCGAATGCGCTGCGAAGCCGTTCCGAGAACCCGCGAGATTCGCAGGTGCTTAAGGTGTTCCCACTTTTTAGCCTCGTTCGTCCAGGTGGCTTCCGCGACCTTCTTCGGCGCAATCACCAGCACCTTGCCGACCTCGAACCGGTTGTATATCAGCTCGTTCACAGCGGTCAGCGTGATTACGGTTTTTCCCAAACCCATATCCAGGAACAGCCCCAGATACTTGTCCGAAATAATCCTGTCAATGCAGTATTGCTGATAGCCGTGCGGTGTAAAATTCATTCGTTCATCAGCTCCCTAAGATTGTCTAGATAATGCTCGACCTCGTTCCGTCCCGTAAGCACTACCGCGGTAACGTCCAGCCGCCGCAGCTTTTGTATCATTCGCTGCTGAAGCTTACTTGCGGTACCGCCATCGGATTTCAGTTCCACGAAATGCACCGTGCCGCCCGGTAGAATAACCACCCTGTCAGGTACTCCTGCGGCGCCGGGCGATATGAATTTGAACGTCATGCCGCCCAGTGCTTTTACTCCGTCTGCCAACCGGCGTTCGATTTTGTTTTCCTTACGTCCCATTATGTCCTCCTATCCTCGCGCAAATATGAGTAGCTTTCTTGTGTTCTCCAACAGTTGGAGAACAGACCTCGTGTGCTCGTGTGCTCGCGCGCGTACGCACGCGTATACCCTACGCGTTTAGGCGTATTAGGTATAATATATATTGTCTATCTATCTATTTTTTTATTATATATAGAAAGAATGTTTACATTGTATACAAACCGTAGAATTTGGCTTTACAATGCGGATACTTCCGTATACATTCCTGTATACATTCCTGTTACAACGTATACATTCTCGATTACTCGTTTTTCGGAGAATGTATACAAAACGGAGAATGTATACGGAAGAATGTATACAGTTTACCGCTTGATGTAAGCCCGCTGCAAGCCGTACTCGCCGCCCATTCTCACGGGCGAAGCCGACCTTTCCCAGCCCTCTAGCGTAGCCAGAACTCCGTTTATCTCCGCCGCGTCGGACTTCCTGAATGCCTTGATATCGCCGCCCAGCGCCTCGCACCATATCTCCAGCGCACAGACCCTTGTCCGCTCCACGAGGGAGTCCGAAGTAATCCTCTCGAACTCACCGCTCCAGAACATACGACGCTGCGCGATAGTCCGCTTGCTCCAATCTGCGGGTACTCTGCGCTCCAGGAACTCCCGTATAAGGCCCTCTTTCGCGCTGTGCTCAGAATGCAGTTCCTGCGCTCTCAGAGAAATCTCCTCCGCCTCGCCGTCCAGATACAGCTTTTCGCCGTTCTTCCACGCAAGCACCGCCTCCGCCCATATCTGCGGAGCTTCTGCTGCAAGCTGGGTGAACGTGTTCTTTGTCGGCGGATTTACGGCGCAGTCAATAGGCCAAAATCGGCGGTTTCCCGTCTTATCCCGCAGGAACTCGCTCTCATTCGTCGTTCCGAAGAACACGCAGCGCCGCGGGTACTCCCTCGTCCGTCTGCCGTAAGGTTCGCGGAAGATGTCCGCAAGCTTTGACAAAAACTGCTTGACTACGTTCATCTCAGCTTTAGACAGACCGTTCAGCTCGCCCAGTTCGAGTATCCAAGAACCCTGAATCAGCTCATACGCGTCCTTGCCCTCAAAGCTATCAAGGCTGTCGCTGAACCACTCGCCGCCCATTATCCGAATGAGTGTAGACTTTCCAATGCCTTGAGGACCTACGAGAATAGGCATAGTATCGTATTTTATGCCCGGCTGCATTGCCCTTGCAACCGCCGCCGCAAAGGACTTCCGCGCCACAGCGCGAACGTACTTATTGTCCTGTGCACCCAGATAGTCGATAAACAGCGTATCAAGCCTCGGAACACCGTCCCACGTCGGCAGCGCATTAAGGAACTCCTGCACCACGTTCACCGTGTGCCTGTGGCATACAAGCGAGCAGGCGTCAAACACCTTGCTCACGCCTGTAATACCGTGCGCCTTTTCAAGATAATGGCGAATACCCGCGTCGTCGTTATCGGTCCAAGAGCGTATTTCCGCGCTCTTATCCCACGGCACCGCGCCGACAATCTGAACGCGGTTGCTGAACTCGTCAAAGCGGATTTTCCCTTTAAGCAAAGGGTCGTTCTCGAGAATGATAATGATGTTGTCGGTTGTCTTTTTCGGGAGTCCCGTAACCGACGAAACTTCGAGGAGCGCAATCCAGTTTGCATCGTCCTCGATGGCGCTCTCTCCGAAAGCCGTAACCGCCTTTTCGTATTTCTCGGTATTAAGCAGCGAGCACACCTCCGGCAAAGATACCACAAGCTCGCACATGGCTGTGTAACTCGGCAGACGGTTGGTAGGAGTATCGGGCGCAGCGTCCTCGTCCTTATCGCCGAACAGGTGCAGACGCGCGAGGTCGAACGCGTTGCATAGCTTTCCGCCGGCGGGGTCGGTTGCGTGGTGGGAATAGAGGTACTTTCCGCCCTCGTACACCACCGCGCCGCCCGTTGTAGAGCCGCCCGAGTATGTATATCTGCCCGCTTCCGCGCAGGGAATATATGTGCCATCAATCAGTTCATTAATGACACGGTATATATCGTATGTCCGGCAGAACGCGCCGACTATTCCCGCCTTTTCGGTCGGGTCTGCCTGCTTTGCTCCGCGCGGAATTTTAGGCGCACAAACGCCTTTCCATTCGGAAACGTCCCGCCAATCCCGGTACAGCGCAAGCATACCGTCAGCGTCAAGAAACGGCTTATCTTCGCAGGCGTAAATATACGCGCTGTCGGCGGAACAGCTCGGCCAGTACATCAGCCGGGAGGCCTCGAACGTGGACGGGTCGCACATCTCCATACCGACAAACTCCGCGAGCTTTCGTGAAAGAGGCTCGTATTCATCGGCGGTGCAGGCGCGGCTAAGGGGGACGATAAGTCTTAATCTCGGCGCGGCTTCGCTGTGCTTGCGGGTGCTGTATACACAATAGCCAAACCCAAGCCCACTTATTTTCCTCAGAACCTCTGCGGTTGTTCCTGCGGGAACAGTATCAAGATCGAGCGCGATGAGGTCGCGCCCCTCAACAGAATTCGCCTTGCGCTGTTTTCCGCTGAGTGTTCCACCTACAAATCCTCCGACATCCTTCAGCTCGTCCTGCTTCTGTTTCGGCAGCTGAAGGAAATCCGCGAGGGCTTCGGTGGTACGCTGCGGGGTGCGGAGCTTTTCGCAAAGCTCCGACCACATAATCTGCTGGCGAGTCCATACAACAGCCTTGCGGCTCGCACCGGTTGATATATTTAAAAGCCTGTCATTAAGCAAGGCTATCACTCCTTCTTGTAATATTCGCCCACAAAGCCATCGGCGTTGAGAACAAGGCCTTCCGCCCACGGCATGGGCTGTCTCATCAGATTGCAGAGAACAGACAGGTCTGCTTGTTCTACGGGCACGTCCGCGACAGCCTCGTCGTGTATGTGCATTACTGTCTGAAATCCCGCGTTTTCGAGCCGCTCCAGCGTTACCGCAAGGCAGTCCCTGGCGATTGCCTGAACAATGTTCTCGGTCAATTTGCCTCCGTATGTTGAAAGCCTTGCCCACTTTTTGCTATCGCCATTTGTGCCCATATAATGAACAGCAGGCTTGCCGAAATCGTTGTCGGCAATAGTAGGTTGTGGGTAATAAAGCTTTCTGCCGCTCGGAAGCCGAACCGTGAGGAAATCCAGACCGTTCGCATAATCCCCCTCGCGGGCGAGGATAAGTCCTCGAACTCCCACAGGAACGCAGTCACGAACGGCGGTCAGCGCCGCCTGTTCCAGCCCGTACCATAAATCTTTAATGCGCGGGCTTGCTTCACGCCACCGCTGAACAATATCCAGTAGTTCTTCATCCGAAAGCCCCATCTTATCCGCGCCCATATTTTTAAGCGCCCCGACCGAACCCTGATAACCGAGAGCCAGCTCCGCCACCTTGCCTTTCGCCCGAAGCGCGTACTCGGGATTTCCCTTTTTGATACGTTCAATCGGGACGTGGAACATCTGCGAAGCCGAAGCTTCGTATATCTTTCCGTGGGTAGCGAATACTTCCTGCCGCCAGCTTTCGCCCGCGAGCCATGCGATTACTCGCGCCTCAATCGCCGAGAAATCCGCGACAACGAAACGACGAGCCTCTGACGGGATAAACGCGGTACGAATAAGCTGAGAAAGAATATCGGGGATATTACCGTAACGCAGCTTCAGCATAAACACATCGCGGCTTTTTACCAAATCACGGGCGAGGTCAAGGTTTTCAAGATATGTCCGCGGAAGATTTTGAACCTGAATAAGCCGCCCAGCCCATCTTCCCGTCCTGTTCGCGCCGTAGAACTGAATCAGCCCCCGTGCCCTGCCGTCGGCGCATATCGCGTTTTGCATTGCCCTGTATTTTGTGACAGAGGTCTTGCCCAGTTCCTGCCGTATCTCCAGCACACGGCGGACATTTTCGGGCGGAACGCCGCCGAGCAAATCCGAAACAGCCTGTTTATTCAGACTATCAATCTCGCTGTCGGTCTCCTTTTCAAGCCATTCTTTAAGCTGTTTCACGGACTTAGGATTCGACAATCCGGTAAGCCGCGCAGCCTCGTCCATAAGTGCTGCGTTAATCTGCTCGGAGCATTCAATAGCCCCGTTCATCAGATCGGTATCCAGACGCACACCATAAGCATTTATGCGCTGATCCAGCTCCCATTGCCGCTGAACTTCGTCGGGAACGGGAAATGCGGAAAGCATTCGCTCTACCGTCATTTCGGTTTCAACGTCGCGGCGGCAGTATTCCTTGAACAGCTCCCAGCGCTCGGGCGCGTGCTGCGGTAGATTTCTGCTTCTGTTCCCG